TGGGCGTGAATGGGGAGACGTGGTGGTTTGTGGATGCGTATCGGCAGATCATTGCGATCCAGGCGGGCAAGCTTTCCGCGCGCGGCGCGTTGAATGCGCTGCTGGGTGGGGATGCCACGGGCTGGGCTGCGCGCTACTTCCCGGAATTTGACAAGGAAGGCATGAAGACCGGGGATTACAGCCCGCGCAAGCTGCACAAGGCGCTTGCGGAACGCATGACGGAAGTGGGGTTGTTTGATCCCACCACGCCGCGCCGCGGCCCTGGCGTTTGGTTGCATCAGGGCAAGCCCGTGGTGCATGCCGGCGCCAATGTTTTCTTCGCCGATGGGGCGCGCAAGCCCAGTTTCATTCGTGATGGCATTGCCTATATCGCGGCGCGGGCCATTGCGCAGCCGCATGATGGGCAGGATGGCCGGCCGGAAGCGGGCAGCGCCGCGCTGGCGGAAGAATGTGAAGCGATGTTCCGGCAGTGGAATTGGGAAAACGCCGCGTCAGATCGGATGCTGTTGGGCTGGTGGGTGATTGCTAATCTGGGCGCGCTGGCGCCGATGCGGCCCTTGGCCATGATTGATGGGCAGGAAGGCGCAGGCAAAACCACGCTGCTGGATGTGCTGACGGCGCTTTCCCCGGCAGGTGAGAAGACGAATGACACCACGGAAAACGGGTTGCGCCAGCGCATGAATCAGCGCGCGGCGCCGATGATTTTGGATGAATTTGAAGGTGAGGAGTTGCTGCGGGTTTTGGGAATGCTTCGCCGCATTGTGACGGGCGAAGGTAGCCGATCCTTTCGTGGGCAGGCGAACCAAAGCGCGCTGGTGACAGAGGTGGTCGGCACTGCAGCTATGGGCGCCATTGGCGCGCCTGTCGCCAATTCTGCGGAAACCACGCGCATCCTGCGCCTGATGCTCTGGCCCCGCGCCCCTGGGGTGGAAAGCCTGGACAAGGCATCCCTGCTGGCCTGGTGCGGAAGGGAAGCGCCTGCCCTATGGGGTCGCGCCATAGCCGCCTGGCCGCGCATCCACGCCAATGCGGCGATGATGCGCCTGGTGCTGAACCGTGCGGGCTGTTCGCCGCGATACGCGGATATGCTGGGCTGGCTGATCGGCGCGCGCGAAGCCATGGTGGCTGATCTGCCCTTGACCGAAGCGCAGGCGGAAGAAGCCTTGCAGTGGGCTTGGGGTTGGGTGGTGACGGAAGCCGAGCAGGCGGAAGACACCACGGCTGCGCGCTGCCTTCAGCATCTGATGTCATGCCCCGTACTGACCGGGCCCGGCCATTCGGAAACCGTGGCGGTATTGGTGGAGCGCACCTTGCGCGAACCGGATGCGCCAGCGGCAAAGCTGCTGGCCGAGATAGGGCTGAGACTGGCCCCGTACCCCATTGATGGTGGGGATACGGCGCGGGTTGGGCTGTATGTGGCAGCCGGGCGAAGGCCATCGCTGGCCAGGCTGTATCAGCAAACGGAATGGCAGGGCGGGCGCTGGGGCACGGTGCTGGCGCAGCTGCGGGCCAGGGTGCGGGATGCGGAGATACGCGCGCAGCCGATCAAGACCCGCGTGCGGTTTTCTGGGGAGAATGACAGGGCTCAGGCGGTGTGGCTGGCGCCTGAATTGCTGCCTTCGGGCGCAGCAAAGGGGTTCGGGATGGATTGAACTGTCCCGCTATTTGTCCCGCTGATAGGCTGATTTGTCCCGCATGAAGCGGGCAAGTCATTGAAAAGCCTAGATGCGGGACAGCGGGACAAGCGGGACAGGGCACTTCCTCATGTGTGTGCGCGCGTCGCATGTGCGCGCATTTAGGAAATAGGTGTGTCCCGCATGTCCCGCTTGTCCCGGTATGTATAATAATAAATTAAATCAGATAGATAGATAGATAGTAAAGGGACAAAGGGCGGGACAGTTTCTGGTTGGGCGGGACAATTCAGCGAAAGGGGCGGCGATATGGCGGAAAATCGGGCGGTTAAGGGGATCACCTTGGGGGTTGGCGTTGTCCAGCCGGGCGGGTCATGGGTGACCGGGGACGGTATGGCTCAGCGCGTGATTGAATCGGCCCATGCGCGCGCAATGGCCGAGCAAGCCCGCGCCGTGGCTGCCCAGTGCCACGTAGCGCCGCTTTTCAGGGTGCCGGTGCAATATGACCCTGATGCGGCTGTACGGGCAGCGGAAGGGGCGCAGCGCAGGGCTGCGCGGCGGCTGATGTCGGATAAGCTGGCGCAGTTGGCGGAACGGGGCAGGATTGACCCATGCGAGTGGCGGGCGGCTTTGGAGATGCGGCTCGTGGTTGAATATGCGGAAGGCGGGCGGATGCCCCTGGTGCGGTCTCAGTTACGGGAACGGCTGCCCTCGGGTGGGGATGGCACGGGTGAACTGATCGCGACGGAAGAACTGGTGCGCATCGCCTATGATCCTTGGCGGCGGTATGCGCGGCGGTATCCAGTCACGAAAGGCGCGACGCTTGAATGCCTGACGCGCGGGCCGGTGTTCCATGGCAAGGGGCTCAGGCAGGTGGCGAATGACATTGGGATTGACCAGCGCCGTGCGGAGCGCCTGCTGAGGCGTAGCCTGAGCCATTACGCGGGGCTGCGCGGCTGGCCCAGTGCGGCGGCGGAAGAATGCTGTTGACACGTTGCCACGTTTCGGTGCATGAAACCACTAATAGGCGAATCTGCGCCCGGATGGCCCCACCATCTGGGCTTTTTCATGCCCTGCACCCCTTCCGCACATCCATCGCGCGCCCGTCATCATGGGTCCTTCCTGGCCCAAAATGTATGCGGGCGGCTAACGCGCTCGAGTTTTCTAGTGTGGGGGTTCATTGAAACGGTTCACTGGAGTTCACGATGGCCGCTGACGGTAAATTGACGGTCGGCACCAAGGCTGAATATGCCGCGCATCGGGGCTGTTCCCGCGCGTATGTGTCCAAACTGATCCGCGAAGGTAAGCTTGCCGCACCGGCCTTGATGGCTGATGGCAAAGTGAATTTCATCCTAGCTGACCAGATGATCGGCAAGCCATCCAGCGCTGACGCCGAATCGCTGTTCTCGGCCCCGTCTGCCGGCGCGCCGAACTTCGCCGAAGAACGTGCCCGCCGCGAAGCCGCAGAGGCCACGCTGGCTGAGATGAAATTGCAGGAAAAGCAGCGCGAAGTCCTGAAGGCCGATGCGGTAGCGCAGGCCGCTACCAGTGTTTTTGGGCGGGCCATGGCTCGGTTTTCAGAAGCTTGGGTGGAACTGGCTGTGGTGCTGGCACCAATGACTGACCCCGCCGCCATTGCTGACCGCCTGGCTGATGAACAGCGCCGCGTGATGGCGGGGCTACACAAGGAATTTATGGAGGATGCTGCCAACCGCTCCGCCGCGTGATGCTGAGGCGCTGCTGCTGAATGCAGTAGCCTTCGCTTGCCGCGTGGCTCCCCCGCGTAACGTGGCGGAATGGGCGGAAGCGGAACGCATTGTGGCGGCCGAATCGGGCAGCCCTTGGCCTGGTCGCTGGAAGACTGATCGGGTGCCCTATCTGCGCCAGATCATGGAAGTGATGACGCTCAGCCATCCGGCCAGGCGCGTGACGTTCCTGAAATCCGCGCAGATCGGCGGGTCTGAGGCTGCGCTGAATTTGATCGGCCAGGTGATGGCCGAAACGCCGGCGCCAGTGCTGGTGATGTTGCCTTCGATTGACATGATGCGCGGCTACAATCGGCTGAAGCTTGATCCCATGATCAGCGCCAGCCCGGCCTTGGCGGCGCGCGTGGAAGAAGTGGTGGCGCGATCTGGTGAGGAAAGCACCGCCACTTTCAAGCGGTTTCCTGGCGGGTATTTGCAACTTCTGACCGCCAATTCATCGGCAAACCTGCAGATGCGATCTGCCCGTGTGCTGCTGATGGAAGAAGTTTCTGACTATCCGGTGGATGCGGATGGCCGCGGTGATCCGGTTCGCCAGCTTGAAGCCCGCGCCATCATCTATGCGGGCCGCGAAAAAATCCTCAAGGTCAGCACGCCGGCCGAAGAAGATTCCTGCCGGGTCACTGCAGCTTATGAGGCTTCAAGCCAGGGCAAGTTTCTGGTGCCCTGCCCGCACTGCCAGACGAAGCAGACGCTGGAATGGGAAAGCCTGCGCTGGCCAAAGGGGCAGCCGCAAGCGGCACAATACCATTGCAGCGAATGCGGTACGGGGATTGACCCGATCCATCGCCCGGCGATGCTGTCGCAGGGCGAATGGGTGCATGCGAAACCTGAATTTCTGACAGAACATGCGGGCTTCGCAATCAATGCGCTGTATAGCCCGACGATCTCATGGGCGGATTTGGCCGCCGAATTCGAAGAAGTCAAAGACGATCCCGAAGGCCTGAAAACCTTCACGCAGCAAAAGCTTGGCCGCGCCTGGCGCATTGCTGGTGAAGCACCGGAATTCCAGCGGCTTTATGACCGCCGCGAAAGCTGGGCGCCAGGTACTGTCCCGAAGGGCGGGCTGGTCCTGACTGCCGGAATCGACGTTCAGCGCAACCGGATCGAGTTGTTCATCTGGGCCTGGGGGCGCCTTCGGCAAAGCTGGCTGGTGGATCACATTATCATCCCTGGCAGCCCCTTCGCTTGGGCAACCTGGGAACAAGTGGCCGCTGCGCTTGAAACCATTTACCCGCATGAGGCAGGCGGCGCGCTGCCGATCAGCCTTTCCGCAGTGGACAGCGGTGACGGCACCACCACGGCCGAAGTCTATGCCTTTGTCCGCAAGGTGGGCCAGCGCCGCGCCATTGCCGTGAAGGGCCGCGATGCTCAGCCCCAGGCCATTGCGCCAGGCGGCAAGGTGGATGTGCGGCGCAGCGGTAAGCGGGTTGGCCAGTTAAAGCCTTGGTTGGTGGGATCATCCTACCTCAAAGGCGAATTCTACGGGCAGCTGCGGTTGGAAAAGCCCACTGCCGAAAGCGCGGCAGACTATCCTCCCGGGTATGTGTTTCTGCCCGAACACCTCGCTGGCGAAGAAGTGTGCCGGCAGTTGGTTTCGGAAGAAATCCGCCGCCATAAAGTCCGCACCGGGGTGTTCCGGCAGGAATGGGTGAAGACCCGCGAAAGAAACGAAGCGTTGGATTGCCGCGTCTATGCCCGTGCGGCCGCCGCGCTGTTGGGAATTGAGCGCTGGCAGGAAGCGGAATGGGCCCGGGCTGAATTGCAGCTGGCCCTGATGCAGCCCGCCCGCCGCGCGCTGCAGACGAATTTGGCGCTTGATGCGGAAGAAGAAGCGCCGCTTGAAGAAACGCAGCCGGATGAAGCGCCGGTTGATGAACCCGCTACCGTGCCGGCCCATGCCGCACCGCCGCCGCGCCCTGCCTTCCGCCCGCGTGGCTGGGGTGGGGCTGCTGGCGGCGCCTGGTAAAGGATAAACCGCATGTTTGCTGATACGCTCGCCTGGGCACTGGCTCATGTTGCCGGGACGCGCGCGCGCGTGCTGGCAGATGCCTATACCAGCGGCACGCGTAAGGTGACGTTCGAAAACCGCACTGTGGAATACGCGACGTTGGCTGAAATGGAACGCGCGCTGAGTGCGCTTTACGCCGCCAGCGTCAGCACCACGCAGCGCCGCCCGGCGCGCACCATTGCTGTCATTGGTGGTGGTGCCTGATGGGCTTGCTTGATCGGCTGCGCAAAACCCTTTCTGGCAGGTCTGCGGCCTTTGCCGCAGCGCGCCAGCCGGCGGGCCGCGCGAATTGGAATGCACCAACCGGGTCCGCGCGCAAGGCGATGGATGGCGCAATCCGCACCATTGCTGATCGGTCGCGGGATGCGGTGCGGAACAATGCCTATGCCAGCCGCATCGTGGATCTATGGGTTGCTAATGCTGTCGGCACCGGCATCACCACCACCTGGAAAGTGCCGGAAGGTTCAAATTCCGGCGCTGCGCCTGAAGCCGCTGCCTGGGCGAATTGGGCGGCTGGCCCCGGCTGCGATGTTGAAGGCGAACTCGATTGGGCTGGCCTGCAGGCTTTGGCCTTTCGCGCCGTTGTGGAAAGCGGCGAAAGCCTGATCTGGATGCGTAGCGTGCGCCCTTCTGCCGATAACCCGGTGGGCTTGGCGTTGCAGGTGCTGGAAGCGGATCGGCTGGATTGGCACCACACCGGCATGGCGCCGAATGGCAACCGGATTATCCAGGGCGTGGAAGTCAATCAAAGGGGCCGCAAGGTCGCCTTCCACCTGCGCGAAGATGATGATGATTTCCCGCTGCTGCGCCGTGCCCATGCCAAGCGCATCCGCGTGCCCGCCGAAGACCTGATCCACCTTTATCGCCGCCGGCGTCCTGGCCAGTTGCGCGACGTGTCTTGGCTGGCGCCCATCCTGTGGCAGTTGCGCGATTTAAGCGAATACGAATCGGCCTTGCTGAAAAAGGCTTTTGTGGAAGCCTGCCTTGCCCTGGTGGTGACCGGCGATGACGAAGAATCAGTTTCCGGCGAAGTGTTGCAAGACGCTTCCGGGAACAAGGTTGAATATCTGGAACCGCAGCAAATTTTGTACCGGCGCGGCGGCGGCACCATTGAAACGGTGAACCCATCGGGCGGCGGCGATCATGCGGGTTACGCCAGGCGCCACTTGGAAGCCATTTCGGTTGGCGCGGGCCTGACTTATGACCAGGTCTCCGGTGATCTGTCGCAGGCAAATTATTCCAGCTTGCGTGCGGGCAAGATTGAATTCCGCCGGCTGTTGGAGCAGGTCCAATATACCATGCTGGTCCCCATGCTGATCAGCCGCGTGGCGCGGCGCTTCCATGCTCAGGGCGCGCTTTTGGGCCTGTTCCCATCCGATTATCTGGCGCCTTTCCATGTGCCGCCAGCGCCGGAAATGGTGGATCCAAGCAAGGATACCGCCGCGCTGATCGCGCAGGTTCGCGCTGGCTTCATCAGCCAGGATGAAGCTGTCGGCATGTTCGGTTCGAACTTCGATGAAGTCATGGCGAAGATCGCCAAGGCGAACAAGAAAGCCGCTGACCTTGGCGTCATTCTGGATACTGACCCGCGCTATGTCGCCAAATCCGGCGGTGCGCAGGATGCCAAGCAAAACGCGGCGGTGCAGCTTGCGGCGAATGACGCCGCGCAAGCCTGAAGGAAAATCGAATGACTGAAATGCAAACTGCGGAAGTGCCGCGGCTTGAAGCGCGCTTTGCGCCCAGCACCTTCAATGCGGATACCCGCACAGTGGATCTGGTGTGGAGTACTGGCGCCCGCGTGCGCCGTACCGATTGGCGCAGTGCCCAGCCTTTTATTGAAGAACTGGCCATGACTGAAGAAGCGGTTGACCTGGCCCGGCTGAATAATGGCGCGCCGCTGCTGAATACACACGGCCAGTATGATCTGCGTGATGTGATCGGCGTGGTTGAGCGCGCCTGGATCATGAATGGCGAAGGCCGCGCCCAGGTGCGCTTTTCTGCGCGCGATGAAGTCCAGCCCATCTTGAATGATGTGCGTGATGGCATTCTGCGCAATGTGTCCGTTGGCTACCAGGTTGCTTCTGAAGATTGGCAGGAATCGCGTGGGCCGGATGATGTGCTGGTCCGCACCGCCAAGAAGTGGACCCCGTTCGAGATTTCGCTTGTCCCTATCCCGGCCGATGCCAGCGCGCAGGTGCGTGCGGCCGGTGCCGCTACCGCGGCAGAAGGCAACAACGCGCCTAGGCGCGAAGGAGAGAGCATGGCCGATACTACGGTCCCCGCCGCCGAGCAGGCGCGCGACAACAATGTGGCATCTGCCGCCCAGGGCGTTGATGTTAGTGCGGTGCGCACGCAGGAACGCGCGCGCATTGAAAGCCTGGAAGAACCCGCCCGTCTGGCGCGTTCCCAAGGGCTGGATGAAACCCAGGTCAATACGCTGAAGGCGCGCGCCATCAGCGGTGACCATGACGCGGCCTGGCTGCGCGCGGAATTGTTCGGCGCCATTGTGGCCGCCGATGAAGCCCGCCCGGCCCTGAAGCCTAGTGTGGTCAGTCAATTCGGCCGTTCTTATGAAGACCCGGCCAATATCGTTGACGCCATGGCGACTGCCATTGCTGCCCGCCACATGCCGGCGGTTGCCAGCAAGGCGGGTGAAGGCCAGTGGCGCAACTTCGTGGGCCTTCGCCCTTCCGATATGCTGATTGAATTGGCGCAGGCGCGCGGTGAACGGGTTTCTTCCCGTGACCGTGAAAAGCTGATCGCCCGCGCCTTCCACACTTCGTCTGACTTCCCGCTGCTGCTGGCCAATGCTGGCAATAAAATGCTGGAAGCGGGCTATGCGCTGGCGTCCCCTTCTTATCGGACGTTCTTTGCCCGCCGCCGCTTCAATGACTTTAAGGCGCATTCCTTCCTGACGGCGGGTGATTTCCCGTCCTTGCAGGCTTTGGGTGAGGGCGGCGAAATCAAGCGCGGCACTGTCAGCGAAAAGCGCGAACAGATCACGCCGGCCACTTATGCGCGTGGCGTGGCGGTTACGCGCCAGATGCTGGTGAATGACGATCTTGGCGCCTTTACTGACTTCGGCACCATGATCGGCCGCCGCATTGCGGATTGGGAAAACGCCACGGCTTATGGCGTGGTGAATACCGCTTCCGGTGACGGTCCGACTTTGGCCGAAGGCAGCGCGGCGGTGTTTGCCGCTGGCGGCACGCGCAACAATAAGGCGGGCACCGCCAGCGCGGTCACGGCTTTGGCGCTCGGCCTTGGTTTCAATGCCATCAAGGCGCAATCCAGCCTGGATGGCCTGAAGCTGAATATCCAGCCGCGCTATCTGGTGTGCTCGCCCATTCAGGAATTTGTGGCGGCGCAGTTCGCGTCTTCCACGGTGGTTCCTTCCGCGCCTGGCAATGTGAACGTCTTCGCGAACCGCTTTGAAGTGGTTTCGGATGCCAATATCCCGAACAACCGCTGGTATCTGTTTGCCGATCCTGCCGCCGCGCCGGTCTATGTGTACGGCTATGTGGGCGACAATGAAGTGCCGCAAGTGCGCGTGGGTCAGCCGATGGGTGTGGATGGTACGGTGGTTGAAGTGGTGCATGACTTCGCGGTTGGCGCCATGGATTTCCGCGGCGGCTTCTTCAACGCGGGCGCTGCGCCGGCATAATCTTGATGGCCCTGGGCGCATGGGGCGCCCGGGGCTTCCCCATTTTCCTGTGAAGGAGCAATCCAGATGAAGAACTATTCTCATGCAGGTGATGCGATTGACATCATCGCTCCTGCCGCCCTCACTGCCGGCCAGGGCCTGCTGTTGGGTGATATTTTTGGTGTGGTGGCGTCTGACGCCGCGGCAAGCGCAGCTGCAGTGCTTCATACCGAAGGCGTGTTCACGCTGCGTAAGGCTACGGGCACCATCAATGCGGGTGTGCGGGTATTCTGGGATGACACGGCAAAGCGCGTGACCACTACGGCCACCAGTAACCGCTGCATCGGCTGGCATGTCGGCACTGCGGCCAATGCAGGCGCCGACAACACCGAAATCTTGGTGAAGCTTGGTCAGCCGAACGCGCTGGCTGCCTAATCATGAACGCCTTCGCTACCGCCATGGCCGCGCTTGTCGCGGATGCAAACATGGCGGGGGCGGTGACCTATTACGCGGGTGGCAGCGGGCCGGGTGTGGCCCTGCGCGCCATCCGCACCGCGCCGGACGCGACGGAACAAGCCTTCGGCACCGGCATTGTGCAGGCGACCGATGTGCTTTCCGTGGCCGTGGCTGATCTGCCGGCCATTGCCATTGGTGATGTCTTCATCTTGGCGGATGAGGCGGAATTGACTGTGGTTTCCCAGCCCATGCGCGATGTGACGCAAACCGCCTGGCAGGTGATGTGCCGCCGATGAAGTTTGTGGCGCAGGTCAAAGGCAATATCGCGGAATACATGAAGCTGGAAGCGGAAGGCGGCGCGCGCGCTGCTTCCCGCGTGATGGGTGAAGAAACGCGCCGGCTGCAGCTTGATTTACGCGGCCAGATCAGCGCCGCTTTCGGTGCCAAAGGGCGCGGCCTTGGCAATGCCTGGCGCGCCCGCACCTTCCCGCGCAGACCAAGCCTTGGCGCGGCGGGGTTGGTTTGGTCCAAGGTGCCGGCCATTGTGGATGCCTTTGAAAAAGGCGCCATGATCCGGCCAAAGGGTGGGAAGAAGTTTCTGGCGATCCCCACTGGCTTCAATGCGGATCGCGGGCGCCGTGGCCGGGGTAATGGCGGCATGCGCGTGACGCCTGCGCAGATGGTGGCGAGCAAGCAAGCTTTCATGCGGCCATTCAAATCCGGCAAGGGCTTTGTCTGGTGCCTGCCTTTGAAGCGTGGCGAAAACACCGGCAAGCAGCGCCGCACGCGGCTGATGGCGGGGGGTGTGGCGGAAGTGGGCACTGGCAACCGCAAGGGCCGTGAAGCCTGGGCGCGCGGCCTGCTGGCACAGGGCATGGTGCCCATGTTCATCCTGACGCCCGCCGTGAAACTGCCCAAGCGCCTGGATATTCGCAAGCCAGCCGAACAAGCCGCCGCGCGCATCCCGGCCCGCTTTGTCGCGGAATGGGATAGGGAGGTCCGCGCAAATGTCCGCACGTGAAACGGCGATTGCCGCGCTGGTGGCGCAGATTACCGCATCCGCCGCCGCCCGGCCCGCGCCCAAGCCCGTGGTGCTGCGCAATGAACCCTACCCGCAAAGCCTGCCCGCTGGCGGCCTGGTGGTGGTGCGGGATGGGGAAGTGGTGACTTCTGAAGCCATCATGTCACCGCTGCGCTACCACATCGAACATGCCGCCGAAGTTGAAGTGGTGGTGGCTGGCAATACTGCCGCCGCCCGCGCCGCGGCGATTGATGCTTTGCTGGTGGCGTTGTCCGCTGGCGTGTCCGCCAACCGCACGCTGGGCGGTGCGGTGGAATTTGCCGAGGTCGGCACCGCCGATCTGGAAGACATTGAATTTGAAGGCGCCGCCGCGCTCCGTGCCGCGCGCTTTTCCGTAACTCTGCAATTCACCGCGGCTGCGACGCCGC